GCTGTAATGGATCAATGGGCAGAAGATACTCTGCCATTCTTAAATATTTAAATATCCCATTTGATGGAATAGACATTAAGGACGCTTTCAAAAGAACCGGAACCAAAAGAGCCATCATTTGTACTCCTACAAGGAGTCATACCGTAGTTGTAGAGAACTTGATGGAAGCTGGATATGACAACTTCCTTATTGAAAAACCAATGTTCGATCGAGAAGAAGACTACAACTGGGCACTTGCTAATTCTCACTTATGCAAAATGCAAATGGTCTGTAATTATAAATTTATTAACGGCGTCGGTGGCCACACTTATTACAATTACTACGATTCTGGTAAAGAAGAACTCTGGTGTAATTTATTTCAATTGATAGGTCTCGCAGAATCGGAATTTGAATTTAGAGACAATCATCCGGTATGGAGTTGTGTTCTTAATGGGCGCATTCTTATGCTTGATGATGTGCATTCGAGTTATATAACAATGATTGAAGCGTGGATGAATGATGAACCACTCATTGATGTAAAAACTGCACTTCAATGGTTTCATAAAGCTAAAAAATGGCAAGAGGACTATGAGAATCGGAATAGGACTACAAAGTAGGATTAGTTCAAAGAGATTCCCTAATAAGGTATTTCATGAACTTATCCCAGGAAAAACGGTTTTAGATTTCTGCCTAGAGAGATGTGCAGAAATTCAAGCCATGCTTGCTGATCAATTTGTAGCCATTGGGTTACTAGTCCCTACTCTTCAAAACCAAATCTTTGAGCATGTCGCAGCCAATCATGGTGTGAATTTATTAACCGGCCCAGAGGATAACGTCCTAAAGCGATATGATAACTTTCAAAAATGGGGGAGCTTTGACTACATTGTTCGAGTCACTAGTGATTGCCCCCTTATCGTTACTGAAGAAGCCGTAAAGATGATTAAAGATGTCATTCAATTCAAATTTGATTATGGTGCTATGAAGACCCCTGAAGATTGGTTCGATGGAACTGATGTAGAGATATTCACTCCAGATATTTTAAAAAAACTGATTTCATTTGCATTAGAAAATAAAAGCAAAGAGACCATAGAGCACGTCACATGGCCGATTAATAATACGGATAAGATATTTGCTCATAAGCTCTATTGGCCTAAAAACAATAAGTATCATGAAGTCCCTAAATTAAGTGTGGATACAGCAGAAGATTACTTTCGAGTGAAGAACTACCTAGGAGAATGCTTTTGGATTTAGCTAATAAACAACTTCAGTATATAGCTCAAGGTTCGTTAACTAATTCGAAGATGCACGCTTCATTTTCTGACAATACTCCTACGCATATTGAAAGTGCTAACGGCCCCTATTGTACGAGTCATGTGAGAGAGAAATACATCGATCTTTCTTGTGCTCTGGGGGCGATTTCAATTGGGCACAATAATCCTCAGGTGAATGAAGCAGTACAAAAGCAGCTCACCAAGGGGAATCTGTTTACTATGTCCTCACCTATTGAGGTGGAGGCGGCTGAATTTCTTCTCGATGAATTCCTTTCTACTTATGATGCTGTTAAATATCTTAAGACCGGCGCAGAGGCTACAACCGGAGCTACTACTATAGCCAGAGCAGCTACAGGCAGGCAGTACATACTGTCTACTGGATATCACGGTCACCATCCTCAGTGGTGTTCTATGGAGCAAACGAATTACGGCATTGAAGACCATTTCTATTTTAAGAAATACGACACCATAGATGAGATCATTAACTCAGATAAACTAAGAGATGCCGCTGCTGTTATTGTGGAGCCCATTCTTTTAGATGATTCAGAAGCCAATACTCAAAAGCTTTTTAAATTAAAGGCAGCGTGTGAAGCTACGAGTACTCTTCTCATATTCGATGAAATCGTATGTGGTATGAGAAATGAGCATGGATTTATATCAAGGGTAATTAAGCCCGATCTTATTTGTATTGGAAAAGGTATTGCTAATGGATTTTCTCTCTCTGGTATCGTCGGCAAAAAACATCTTATGCACGATACTCCTTACTTTATATCGTCAACATTTGCGGGCGAGTGCCTTCCACTTGCAGCACACCTCGCAACTCTTAAGTTCATTAAAAACAATTCACTTATTCAAATGTGCCAAGACGCTAAAAGGATTCAAACCAAGATAGCCTCCATCATTCCGAAGAAAATTAAACTTAAGGGATATGGAACAAGAGGTTATTTCGAAGCTGAAAAAGAGGATTTCGCACTGTTCCAACAAGAATGCATAAAAGCTGGAGTATTGTTTAATCGATCTTGGTTTATGAATTACTCTCATATTCCACTAGAGAGAATTATTGAATCATCGTTTTCAGATGCTTCTTATACATTTCAAACCGCTAAACTAGAGGGCAGAATGCCCAGAGATGGATTTAAAAGATTATGAGCTTATTGATAAACGGAATCATTCTCATTATCGTGGGTATAACTCACTGGAAGATTGTGCAGCTTACGAAAGTAATTGACGCTCAGCTTCAGAGCCTTTCAAAACGGCATTCTAAATTTATGAATCATCTCACAAGGGAGCTTAAAATCCCTATGCCTGAGTTTGAGGATCTAAAGATAATTAAAAAGAATACTCCGAGAGTTATTAAAAAAACCGAAAACGATGAATACGAGAGAGAGCTTCCAATAGAGATGTCTGGTAAAAAAACAATATGAAGGAATGCTTAGGTAGCAACAATTCCCCCAATCATGTCAGAAGAAGATGTAGAGAATGTAAAAAAATATACCAAAAAAAATGGAGACAAACTGAAAATGGCACAAGATATGAAAAAATGTATCAGGCAAAAATAAAACACTCTCCATTATATTGGGCGAAGGCTGAGGTTTATAAGGCTATCAGAAGGGGTATGCTGCCTAAAGCGAGTACTAATAAATGCATAGACTGTATGGATATGGCTAGAATTTATGATCATAGAGATTATTCTAAACCGCTTATTGTAGAGCCAGTATGTACGTCTTGTAATAGCAAAAGAGGTCCTGCACTATGAAAATTCATTGCCTCTATGATGCTTTAATTGATCCAAGGGATCTTAAGCCTCATCCAAAAAATCGTAACATTCACCCGCCAGAACAAATTACTAGATTGGCTAAAATTCTAGATTATCAAGGATGGCGCTATGCTGTTAAAGTTTCCAAGCAATCGGGATTCATCACGTCAGGACACGGTCGAGTCCTCGCCGCATTTAAAAACAACTGGAATGAAGTCCCCGTGGTTTATCAAGATTATGAATCTGAAGACATGGAGTACCTGGACGTTCAGAGCGATAATTCTATTGCTGCTTGGGCCCATCTTGATCTTGCTTCTATTAATCGTGATCTTCAAGACATCGGTCCAGTGGATATTGAACTACTTGGCATTAAAGATTTTGAGATAGAACCCGCTGATAAATACGCCGATAAAGATGCAGATGAAATCCCCGAAATTAAAGAATCATTCGTTAAGACGGGTGACTTATGGATTCTTGGGAATCATCGACTTCTCTGCGGAGATTCTACAGATAAAGCGCAAGTTGAGAGACTCATGAACGGTGAGAAGGCTGATATGCTTTTCACCGATCCGCCATATAATATTGCAGAAAATTGTGATGGCGTGGCCTCACAGGCACCAACAAATAAACAGTCTAAAAAGCTTATGGAATCCGAATGGGATAAAGGCTTTAAATTTGGCCCTACTGGCAAAGCAATTGAGGCCATCTTAGCAGAAGACGCAACCGTCTATATTTGCACCTCCCAGTTTTTAGCACCAGAAATTTGGGATTGGATGGATAGTTTTTTGGATTACAGCGGATATTGTGTGTGGACTAAGCCGAATCCGTTTCCTTCGTTGATGAAAAGAAGGTGGGCTTTTTGCACAGAGCTTGTTTGCTATGGCACGATAGGGAAACAGATTTTCAATTATCCTGAAAGCGGCAATGCCTTAAGTGCATGGAATATAGCTATTGGCGAGGGCGGATTACATCCCACTCAAAAGCCCGTTGGGGTTTCAGAACACGCGATTAAACACTCGTCAAACTCAAATCAAATCATTGCGGATCTATTCCTAGGCTCCGGTTCCACACTCATAGCTTGTGAGAAGACTAATCGAAGGTGCTTTGGAATGGAGATAGATCCTCATTACTGCGGTGTGATTATTGAGCGATGGCAGAAATTCACGGGTCAGAAGGCTTATAAGGTAGAATAAGAGCATGACAGTAAAAGGCAAAGGCGGGCGCCCGAAATTCGAGCCTACCCCCGAGATCCTGGAAAAGATTGAAACATACGCGGCGATGGGCATGAGAAAGAACTCTATAGCCTTCGCGCTTGATTTAAACCCATCTACATTCTCTGAAAAGCAAGCTGAGTACCCCGAATTAGGCAAAGCATTCGAGAGAGGTCGAAGTAAAGGGGTCGCACACGCGGCCAGTAAGCTTCATGAGCTGATTAAGGATAAGCATTACCCTGCTATTCAGTTCTATTTGAAGTCTCAGGATGGATGGGAGGAGGGCGATAAGACTAATATTCAAATCCAACCAATCACGCTAACGGTGGACGGTAAAAAGATAACAATGGGTATAGATTAATGAGTTGTATTATTTCTGGCGGCTCCAAACTTAAAGATGGTTATGGCAGAAAATGGAAGTACGGAAAGCGTTGGTTAGCGCATCGTTTGGCTTATTTTGAGGCTTATGGCTCCATTCCAGATGGAGTTTGTGTTTGCCATAGATGTGACAACCCTCCATGTATTAATTTAGACCATCTCTTTTTAGCATCTCATTCAGAAAACATGATTGATAAAAAACTCAAGGGACGTTCATTTAAACCAAAAGGCCTCAAGAACGGGCGAGCTAAATTAACTCCCGTCATGGTTCAAAATCTAAAGCTAATCGCAAAACATAGGGTCTTATCTTGGAATGATATGGGGAAGATGTTTGGAATTAATAAATCTCATGCAATGGAGGTAGCGAATGGCCAGTGGTGGCGGGCTTAACCTCCACGAAAAACAAGGCAAAGCATTCCTTAGTGATGCCAAAATTACACTCTGCTGTAGTGGGATCCAGGGGGGCAAGACGACAGTTGGATCGCTGTGGTTCATCCGTCAAGCATCTAAATGGAAAGGTTCGGATAACAATTTCATCATCGGGGCTCCCACTTATAAGATCCTCAATCAATCAACACTACCAAGCTTTCTTAAATACGCCTCACAGTTCGGAACCTACCATAAGGGTGATCAGACATTTTCTCTCAGAAATGGTGGAACAATCTATTTTAGAACCGCAACGGACCCTGACTCAGTGGAAGGTATCACTAATGTTAGGGCTGTGTGGCTTGATGAAGCAGGCAAATGTAAATATAGATTCTGGACTAACATTGAGGGCCGAGCTGCACGCACCAACGCTCCAATTATCTGCACTACAACTCCGTATGCAATGAACTGGCCCTATAAGGAATTAATTAAACCGCTAAAGCGAGGAGATCGAAAAGATGTCGCTTACTTTCAATGGACATCTAAAGATAATCCATCATTTCCGGCGGAACATTATGAGCGCCAGCGCCAGCTTTTAGATTCTGTTACTTTTGCAATGAAATATGGTGGGGAGCATCACCAAAGGGTTGGCCTTGTTTATCCATTCGAAGATACAAAGATCATTAAACCGTTTCAGCTTCCAGAGGGAACTAAGTTCTATGCTGGCCTTGACTGGGGATTTACAAACCCAATGGCTCTTATCATTCGTGGCCTTACTCCAGACGGGAGAGACATTCAGGTCTCTGAGTTCTATGAATCAGGGGTGTATCCAGATGATATTGCACATTTGATTAAACAGAAGGTCTCTAGCTATGATATTCAAAAGATTCTAGCTGATCCGGCTGATCCTGGGAAAATTGCACAGCTTCAGAGATATGGTTTACCGGTAATTGCCGCTGACAATGATAAGCAGGCTGGAATTGATGCTCATTCTCAAGTGGTAAAATCAAATCGATTTTTTATCTTCGAAACATGTAAGCATACGATTGATGAGTATGAGACTTATTCTTATAAAGAGCATGATGACGATGATAAGAATGCCAAAGAAGAACCGCTTAATGTGAAGAACCACGCCATGGATGCGAATAGGTATTTATCGTATTACTTAAGACAATCTGGTTTATATTTTAATGAGCGCCCAAGAGTTCATGCCGCTGAAAAACAACAAAGAGATGAGACATCACCAAAGACCCATATTCCAGCGTGGAAAAGAAAGGTTAACGAAACCAAGGGACCAGAGTTTTACTAGGAGGGATTATGCCAAGGTATGACTATCAGTGCGATACGTGTGAATACGTTGAAGAGATTGTGACGGATTGGGATAAGAAGCCCATTGGTCGTTTATGTAAGAATTGTGGTCAGATTAATTTCGCACGAGCGATGAAGCCGATCATCAGTAGCGTTAGGATTGGACATATTGATTCTGGGCGTATTCAATCGGTGGCATTTGGTAAGGAGTTTAAGAATGAGAAGGATATGGTGCAATACGCCAAGCATCATGGGTATGAGCCGCTAGAGAATGCGTCTCTCGAATCTGTTCAAAAGTCCTTTACCGACTATAATAAAATAAAAGAAGATGAGAGGCTAAAGAACCTTTCAGAGGGAATTGAGTGGAATCAAATTTAGATTTTAAAGAACAGTCCCCAGAAGCCCAAGCTACAGTCGATTTAGTTAATAAGTTATTTCAAAAGGCCAAGAAAGCCCGAAAAGTTAAACAGAATAAATGGGAAGAGAACTTTGAGTTCTATCTCGGTCGGCAGTGGCCCTATCGACGGCCAACCTATAGGCATTCTGAAGTTGTTAATCTGATCTTTGCGGCGGTTGAATCCGTCGTTCCTATTTTAACGGACAATCGTCCTCAGATTACCTTTGTGCCAGAAGACATTGATGATCGTGATTTAGCTGAAGCACTGACTCAGATAGCTGATGCGGATTGGACCCGTGAAGGTTGGAGCTATGTTTTAGGTGACATAATAAAGACTTCATTAATATATGGGACTTCAGTCGGAGCTTTAGAGTTTGATCCTACTCAGAATGAACCTGAGGGAAGGATTGTATTTAGGTGTGCTGATAATTGGGAAGTCTATCCCGCTCCTAGGGCTAAGGACATTAATGATGGTTCATGCCCCTACTTCATTGAAGCTACTACAATTCCTTTAGAAGAAGCTCGTGCGATGTTTCCTGACCTGGCTCATATGATTCAGGGATCTGCACAAGTTGGTGTTCCTTCTCGATATGAGAAATCTGATTTTGATACGACGCTAAATGCTAACGCCATCAGATCTAACGATGCCACCGATGATGCGGCTGCTGCTTTTACTTCTCAAGAAACTGAGAAGGTTAAGGATTCAATGCTTATTAAGTGTTACATCCAAGACGAATCAGCCGAAGAGGTTGAACAGATCGCTTGTAATATCGATGGATCTAAAAAGAAGGACGCTAACGGCAAATACATCACCGAGAAGGTTCAGATTAAGAAATATCCTAATGGAAGGATGATTGTCGTTATCGATGATTTATTAGCCTTTGATGGTGAGAATCCTTATTTCGATGGCAAGCATCCCTATGCTCGTCTGATCGACTACCAAGTCCCTAATGAGTTTTGGGGTATTGGAGAGGTTGAACAGCTAAAGAGCCCTCAGAAGATGATCAACCGACTTCTATCCTTCATGATGGATACGGTTGTGTTGATGGGTAATCCTATTTGGGTTTCAGACGTAGGGGCTATTGATACGGATCAGGTCACAAATCAACCTGGTTTAATTGTAGAAAAAACTCCTGGCTCAGATGTGCATCGTGAACCCGGGGTTGGATTGCCTGGAAACTTCTTATCCGTCTATCAACTCTGCATCGATGCATTTGATCGCATATTTGGATCTGGTGAAATATCACAAGGCGCTGCTCCTGGTGGGGTGACATCCGGTATCGCTCTTGATTCGCTTCAAGAAGCAGCACAAACGAGAATTCGTCAGAAGGCTCGCAATTTAGAGAAGTTCCTGAATGAGATTGGTACGCTTTATGCGTCAAGGGTGCTGCAATTTTACAACACGCCACGATTGATTACAATTAACTCTGAGGGTGAGGGGCTTAACATCAAGCAGTTTAAGTTCCAGATTAATGAAGACCCGGAGAATGTGGATTTCTATGTGGCGAAGGTTACAGAAGTGGTTCCGCAAGACCAAGCGCAAGCTCAAGAAGGCCAAACTAAAGTATTTCGTACTAAAGGAATATTTGATGTCCGAGCGACTGTAGGCAGTAACTTGCCTTTTGCAAAACGTGCGAAAGCGGACACAGCAATGAAATTATTTCAATTAGGTGTTTTAACACCGAAGAGATTGTTAAAAGACTTAGACTATCCTCATGCGGATGAGATAGTTGGTGAATTAGAAAAACAACAAGCAGCTCAAGCGCAAGCTCAAGCGCAACAAGGGGGAAAATAATATGGCAGATCGTAAAGTAGTACCAGGTGCGCCCGCTGAGCCAACAGCCGCGCAACCAGCCGAAGGTCAACCGTCTCAAGAAGCAGTACAACAATTGGCTGATGCAATTTCTGGAGCACTCTCTGAAATTGTAAGTAAAATGCAAAAGGTTTTAATGGCCCTTCAGAAGATGGGCGTTAACCCTGAAGATCTTCAGCAAGTGGCTCAAGCCTATCAAATGTTTGAATCAAAAGTTTCAGAGGTTCTCGGAATGGGTGGCGAAGAAGCTCCCGAAGAAGAATCTCAACCAGCGGTTGTCTCTCAAGAGGGCGGCGCGACTGGTAAAACCGGTATAAAGGAATTTAAATGGAAAATAATACACCTGAAGCCGCACCTACAGAAGATGTCGATGCGCTACTTGAAAGTGTTTATAAGCCAGAAGCTCCCACACCACAAACGGAAGCTCCTCAAAAGCCAGCTCCAGAAGCTCCGGCTATTAAGAAGTTTACGCTTAAACGTGGGAATGATGTTTTTGAAAAAGATGAGACAGAAGTTCTAAGCCTTGCACAAAAGGGTTTGGATTATGATCTCAACAATCGCCTACTCCGACAGGAGCGCGAACTACTAGACTTAAAAAAGAAAGAACTGGGTGAAGTCGACCCAGAGCGAATTAAGATTTGGAAGCAATACGATGAGTTCGCTGCTTCGAAACCAGAATTTGCAGAAGCTGTACTTAAAGAATATCAGCGCCTTCAGATGGGTCTTAATCCAGAACAAGCTGCTAATCCCTTACTCGATAAGGTGATGAAGCTTGAATCTGAATTAAACCAATTTAAAAGCGTCGCTGAGAAGCAAAAGTTACAGAAAGAAGATCAAGAATTAGATCATGCGATTAAGGAGACTCGATCGAAAGTTCTCCCAGAAATTAACTGGGAAGCTGCGGACGAGAATGGACTTACGAATGAGCATAAAGTTCTTAGACATATGACAGATAATGGATTTCCAACGTTTAAAGCTGCGGCACTAGATTTATTTGCTGAAGAGGCAATGAATCAACGTGCACAAAAAGCGGCTGAAAAAGCGATTGAGGATCTGCAGTCTAAATATAAAAAAGGATTAGTGCTTAATAAGCGGATAACGGAACCAGGTTTCGTTAAAACGACGAAGTCTATTAGAGACACGACATACGATGAACTCCTCCAACAAAGCATGAACGAGTTAGGGATAGGAGGATAACATGGCCCTTACTTACGACCAAATCAGTGCAATCACTGAGAAAAACTTCATTAAGAAGTTGGTCGACAATATTTTCCGATCGAACGTTCTCACAGAGAGAATGCTTCGAAAAAACACGGTGAAACTCGCTGGTGGCGAGCGAATCGTTCAACCCGTTATGTATGCACAATCATCATCTGATGTTTGGTTCCAAGGAGCAGAAACTCTGAATACGACTGATGTCGAACAATTCAGTGCTTTCGAATTCCTTTGGAAGCAAGCTCAAGTGCCGATCAGCATTACACGACTTGATGAACTTAAGAACTCTGGCGATCAAGCCAAGCTTAATTTCGTTAAAGAAAAAGTTAATTCTGCTGAGATGACTTTGAAACAAGCCATCGGTGATGCGATGTACAACTCTGGCACAGATCCTAAGCAAATCGTCGGACTTTTGTCTGCCGTTGCTGCTTCAGGAACTTATGGTGGTGTTGTGCGATCAGAAAACTCTTGGGCTAACGCTCAATTGGATTCTAGCACCACGACCTTAAGCATTGCCCATTTGCAATCACAATGGGGTGCTGCGTCGATTGATGCTGATACACCCACAATCACTGTGACCACTCAAGCGATCTATAATCGCTATTATGGTCAACTACAGCCGCAACAACGCTTCCAAGATTCTGATACTGCTAAAGGCGGTTTCATTTCTTTGATGTTCAATGGTGCGCCATTCGTAGTGGATCATAAGGTCCCAACTAGTAACTTACTGATGCTCAATGAGAACTATCTCTATTTGGCTATCCATAAAGATGAGAACTTCCGATTCCGTAAGTTCATGGATGAATCTAAACAAGCTGTTATGACTGCTCGTATTTTCTTTGCGGGGAACTTGGTTTGCTCCAATCCTCGTATGCAAGCACGTTCATCGGCGTTGACATCGTA